TCTGCATTTTTTTTCTCCATATTATAAAACATATTATCTGTATCTTCTGTTACCATTTCATTATCTTCTGCATCCCAATAAGTAGTTTGAACTTTATAGTCTGGCCAACTGTTATCAACAGTGTAACTATTAACATGCCACAAAAGGCGGTTATTAGGCTGAGCTGCAAAATTACCATTATTAAGAGCCAAAATATGTGCACACTTATGTTCTTGAGGTATTTCAGAATGTTCTGTATCCAATATATTAGTTTCTGGATGTGCCCAATCAACGGTGAATAAATATTTACCATGATAAAATTTTTTATCTAAACCTAAAAATTTACCGTTTAAACCATCCAACCAATCAAAGCAATGAACACTAGGCCAATAACTGAAACAATTCCACAATTCAAGCTCGTATGTGTGCATATCGGGCACTTGATTTCTTGAAAATTGTTTTTGGAAAAACGCTGAGATAGGCAATCTCCAATAGCACGCACCATTTGGTAACATGATATTAAATAAGAGAGCCCTGCCTGAAATAGAGCTAAGACCAAAGATAACACAATCACTACTTTGTCCTTTATAATTTTCATCCATGTCATAAAGATATTCCTTTCTTATTTTACAATAAATTGGTGGTATGTTAGCATTTAAATAGGCCATTAATCTAGTATGAGCTTCTTAATACTTTTGCTTCCATCTATGTTTAATTCTAATTCAGCTTTATTTTTAATACACTGATACTTTATGTGTGATTTAGCTTCACGTCTAGCTTCACGTGCCCCTTTGAGGCATGCAGACATTGAAGCTTGGATACGTGCCTCCTTTATCTCTCCGTGTACAAGCATAAGTAAAGCTATTACAACCTCAGTCATATTTTCTCACAGATATTAAAATTGATAACACAATAATTGTAACAAAAATACCTATAAAAAACAAACCTAACATTAGTGCCCTCCGTTACCATTTGCTCTTACTTTATCTTTTAGTTCTTCTACATCAATTAATAATTTTTCAGTTTGTTTTTGTATAAATGATATATTAACTTTGTTATGCATCATATCTTCTATTCTTGTTTCAATTGTCTCTACAGATTTATAAAGATCTTCGATTAAAAAATGTTGCTCCTGATCCGTGGGCACTTGTTCGGACTTCTTAAGCAGATCATTTTCAAACAGCTCACGTGATGTCTCTAACGATACCAACCGGGCCGTCAGCTCTGTGTATGCAAAGACGCCCATTGCGACGAGCACGATCAACGAGGCTACCGTTTTCATCGGCATCTGCACCCGTGCCTCTTCTCCGATGTTTAGTGGTTTATTGGACATGTGGTCCCCCACATAAAGCCAATACAACTAACATTACTATTAACAAACCTGTAGCGTAGTAATTCATCTTGGCAATCTCCATAAATTACTTCCAAATTTTTCTTTTTAGACTTCTAAGTGGTCTTACAAACCATTTTCTAATAAACGCTCTAATCATGTTTCTTCTCCTCTATTTCGTAAAAGAATTTATCAGTATCTTCTGTTCTCCAAGCTCTACTATCTTCTACGTTCCACTCATTCGTTTGCACTTTCCAATCAGGTATATTATCTTTTACTGTAAAAGAAGGGATGTCCCATATACATCTGTTGTTTGGTTGTGCTGCAAAATTGCCGTCGTCTAGTGCAATTATGTGTGCGCACTTATGCTCGTGCGGTATCTCCGAATGATCGGTATCAAGTATATTAGACTCTGGATGTGCAAAGTCAACAGTAAATAAATACTTACCTGCGTGCCATTTCTTGTCTTTACCTATGTATTTTCCTGCTTGTCCATCTAATATATCCCAACGATGGACAGAAGGATAATAAGAAAAACAATTCCAGAGCTGTAGTTCATCAAGTCGTCTTGCGGGCACTCGGGATGCATCAAATCCCTTTTGAATAAACGCGCTAATTGGTAAGCGATAAAATATTGCACCGTTTTCCATAATAGCGTGCCATAGTATAGCACGACCAGTAAGGGCTGATAGACCAAATATAATACAGTCTTCAACTTCTCCATGATGTTTTTGTAAATCATAAAGATATTCTCTTTTTATTTGTGCGTATGTTGGTGGTATATTTACATTCAAATACGCCATAGGTCATTATATTATTACAGCACCAACAATAAACCCAACAGCAAAGAAAACTAATTCTCTTCTGTTGTGTAACTGCCATACCATAAAATTATCATAGTATTTTTTAATCATGTATTTCTCCCCAGTTATCTCCGTGTTCATAATCTACTTTATTAGGAACCTCTAGTGTAACAGCATTCTCCATAATCTCAATAATTTTTTTAGCATGAGATTCATCTTCAACCGATATATCAAGTTCATCATGTATTTGTATATGCGGTATGATACCCTCTTTATATAATTCTAACATGGATTTTTTTGTCATATCTGCTGCGCTGCCTTGTATTAATTTATTTAATGCCTTGTATGTGTAAGCTCTCTTGATCCCTGGTCCGTGTTCCTTGAGTGCATCTTCGTGTGTCATAGCCTTGTGCATACCAAAACTATTTGGCTCCCATAAATGAAACCTACATAATCTTCCAAGTAAAGTTCTTATCTGTCCTCTGTCTTGAGCTCTGTTAGATGCTTTGCTCATAAGCTGTTTAACAAAAGGCACCTTAGCATGATAAGTGTTAAATAGTTCTGTAGCTTTTTCTTTACTCACACCTAACTCTGCTTGAAGTTTACCTTTACCCATACCATAAAATAATCCAAGGTTAATTGTCTTTGCTTGTGATCTAGGTATCTGTGCCATGTCAGCAACTGTTTGGTGAAAGTCTGCGTTAGGGTCAGTTTGATAAGCTTCTATTACATCATAGACTGATGGTAATTTATACAAAGAAGCATAATGTACTACCAACCTAGGCTCTTGCTGAGAATAGTCAAATACACCCCATCTATGGCCTTCCTCGGGTATAAATAATGACCTAATCATAGGTCCTAGATCCTTGTTTCTAGCAGGAATCTGTTGAAGATTTGGGTTCTGATAAGAGAACCTACCTGTGACTGTGCCTCCTCCTGCATTTCTTAATTGGTTTATCTCTGCATGAATTCTACCTTTGTGTTCGTATCTAAGAATAGAATCTATAAAAGTTGTGTGTGCTTTGTTTACCTCTCTTGCTTGTGCAATCATTCTTACAACAGGATGTTCATGTTCTTGTAAAAAGTTTTTTGTAAATGATGGTGCATCTGTTTTCTCTGTTCTTTCAAAAGGTATTTTTAAATTTTCAAATACCTGTGCAATACTTCTAGCTGCCCATATCTGTGGATAGATATTTGTTTCTCGTTCTATTTTTTTTAATAGATCTTGTTCTTGTTTTATTAAATTACTTTTCATTTGATGTGCACGTTCAGTATCTACTCGTACACCTTTGAATCTCATATCAACAAGACAAGGAAACAATTCTGTTTCAAGATCAAAGATGTCTTCTAAGTCTTGATGCAATATTTCTTTTTTCATTTCTTGCCAAAGACCAAGTGTGATCTCTGCGTCACGTTCTGCATATCCACCGACGTGCATTGCAGGTAGTTTATACATCTCTGCTTTAGGATCAATACCCCAACTCTCCGCTGCCTCTGATAGAGCTGATTCATTTTTACCATAGCCAAGGTAATGCCACGCTAAACTATTGAGATCATAGCGAAATCTGTTCTCGTCGGTGACCGCTGCTGCTATCATTGTGCAGACAATGTCACCATTTATTTTAAGTCCTAGTCTTCGCAACCAACAAACATCGTAGATTGCATTGTGAAATATTTTTGTAGATTGAGATTCAAGTACATCTTTTAACCAAAGCATAACTCTTTGTCTGTCCATGTTTCCACCGCCCTCGTGTGCAATAGGAAAGTATCCTTTGTAATGAGATGTAGCTACAGCGATGCCCACAACATCACCATCACCAATGACTGATCCTGATCCACGTTCCTTGAGGCCTGGGTCTTTTGTTTCTAAGTCGATTGCTATCTCATCAACCTGTCTTAAGTCCGGGAACTCAGTAGGTTTAACCCATTCAGTTTGTGCTTCAAACTTTGGTATCTTCATTTGTAATCCCTTTCAATTATCATTTCTATAAAATGTATTGCTTTCAATAGATCTTGTTTCTTTCCTTTGTCCCGATGTCTAATTATATATTTAATAGCACATCCTTCAGGATATAACAATTCATTCTCCACTACAAACTTACTTGGTTGAATTTTATATTTTTGATAATGTGATCCTCCGTGTTGTTTATCCCAAACCTTCGATGTCATAACCTAATCTATCCTCCTTAGCAGCCATTATGTATAAGCTTTGTTTTGTTCTAGTGACTCCCACATACCAAACTCTATGTTCTTCATCTGCTTTCTCAGGACTCTTTTCAATTGCTTCACGTATCTTTTCTGTATTATCTAATATCAATAATACATTATCAGCTTCGCCACCTTTAGCTGAATGAATCGTAGATAGTTTTACTCTTGCTTCCTCAGAAAGTTTTTCTTTATTACTTAACATTTGTCTTATGTATAAAACTTGTTCAGGGTCTGCGTTAAATAATTCGTACCATGTATCGTTTGCATCAATACCAAAGTATTCACAGTCATAACTTAAATGTTCTTCGCCTTCAAATTCATGACCTGTGTAATCAAATATATCTTTTATTTCAGGTGCTGTTAGTTGTGCACCTGATGTCCACCTTGAAAAATCTCTGATTGCTTTCCATAGTTTAGCACTAAAACTTTTTCGTTCTTTGTATTCAAAGTATATACCTCTTTCCATTAGGTATGGTTTCATTTTTATTAAACGATAGTTTGTTCGTGCAAGTATCAACCACTTACCTTGTGTTAGATCAACTTCATCTAAGTCATACACCTCTTCACAATGTCCTTCATTGTTTCTAGGTTCCCATAGTTTCATGATCCTTGTGTCTATCTGAGATATAATTGAATCTGCAACTTGTTGAACTCTGATTGGAACTCTATATGATTGTGGTAAAATTTTTTCTTTTGCAGGTTCTTCCTGGAATCTTTGTACATCTGCTCCTGCCCATCCATATATTGCTTGGTCATCATCTCCTGCAAGAATCATTATCTTTGTATTTTGTTTTATAATATCGTACATCTTCCATTGTATCGGTGACAGATCTTGTGCTTCATCAATAAAAACTACATCAAATTTAGGGCATAATTCTGACCCTACAAATTTTTCAATCATGTCTGTAAAATCATATAGAGCAAAAGACTTTTTATAATTGTTAAGTTCTGCTTCTATAATTTCTACTAGATTGTAATCCATATCATCAGAGTATAGATCGGTATCGTATTCATCTTTAGTAGATACGTTTTTGATTCGTGCAATATTTATTAGATTAAAGTATTCACTATCTGAATCTATGTATCCTGTTTCTTCTTCACCACCTTTGTATACAGATACCTGTACACCAATTGTCTTGCCTATCTCTTCGTAATGTTCTGCCTGCATAACATTATCTTTCTTCATACCTAGAGTTGTAAATGCTAGTGAGTGCAAAGTTTGAAAATGTTTAAGATCTCTGTAGCCGTACTGTGGAAA